GGGCACGGGCGAGACCTCGAACGTCGATAACCGCTTCCAGAACCTAACGGTCGGCGTGGTGTCGGGTACGATCAAGGTCGGCGATGCGTTCACCATCGCGGGCGTCAACGAAGTCCATCACATCACGAAGGCCGATACGGGCTCGCTCAAGACGTTCCGCGTCACGGCGATTGTCTCGGGCGGTGGCGGTGCGGGTGTCATCCAGATCAGCCCGCCGATCATCGCCGCGGACTCGTCTCCGACCGATCCCGAGTTGCAGTATAAGAACTGCACCGCGACTCCGGCCAACGGCGCGGCCATCACCTTCCTCAACACGGTTGCCGCTCCGGTCAACCCGTTCTGGCAGGCCGACGCGTTCGAGATCGTTCCTGGGCACTACCGGCCACAGGAAAACGCGGGCCTCGCGGTCATGTCAGCAACGACCGATCAGGGGATCCAGGTCACGATGGCCCGTCAGGGCGCAATCGGCGACCTCTCCTGCAAGTACCGCTGGGACGTGTTCTACGGTCTCGTGAACAAGCAGCCGGAAATGACCGGCGCGACCCTGTTCAACCAGACCTAACGAGTTGGGAGGGGCGGACGGTCTCCCCTTCTGGGCCGTCCGTTCCTCCCGCTTTACTTGGGGCCTTGCGGCTCCAACGACAGCGGGAGTCTCCTGAATGCACGAATATCCCAAAGCCCTTGTCCGCGCCGGTTCCGAGTTCGAATGGGAAGGCCGCGCGCTCGATATGCGTGTTGTGACGGACGGGGACGAAGAAGCTGCGGCCCGCAAGGAAGGCTGGCATGCCGCGCACGAAGAGCCGCCCGCTACCAAGCGCAAGAAGTAGCCTTAAATGACCGCCGTGCCCTTGCTGAGCGGCGTCCTCGGCTCGGAAACGGGCGAGTTCCACCTATCTTATCCGCTCAACCTCGAACCGGTGATCGTCAATTCCAAGATCAGCCAGGGGCAGTTGAAGGCCGTTCCGGGCGCGGTGATCTTGGGAACGGGTCCGGGGACCGACCGGGGCGGCATCGCATGGAACGGCGTCCATTACCGCGTGATGGGGACCAAATTCTGCTCGGTTTCGGCAACGGGAACGGTGACCGTGATCGGCGATGTCGGCTCGGGCGCACGGTGCAAGTTCGACTATAGCTTTGACCGTCTCGGGATCAATTCCGGGCTCGCGCTTTACTATTACGACACCGCCAACGGGCTAAGGCAGGTGACCGATCCCGACCTCGGGAACGTCCTCGATATGATCTGGGTCGATGGCTATTTCATGACTACGGACGGCACTTACGTCATCGTCACCGAATTGTCGGACCCGATGAGCGTCCAGCCACTGAAATACGGCTCGGCGGAGGAAGATCCCGATCCCGTCACCGGCTTAATCAAGTACCGCGACACGGCTTATATCCTCGGTCGCTACACCATCCAGATTTTCGAGAATGTTGGGGGAAATGGGTTTCCGTTTGCTGCGGTCAAGGAGCAGACGACGGTCCCGCATGGCTGCGTAAGTCCGACTGCCAAATGTCTATTGGGCGACGATGGTTTCGCGTTCGCCGGGTCCGGTCGGGACGAAGGATTGAACGTCTATATCTCCAAGGACGGTCAGGCGGTTCCCGTGGGCTGTGCCGAGCTGTGCGATGCGATGGACGCGCTCTCCGATCCGGCTGTCATCGAACTGGAAAACCGAACCGACAGAACCGAGCATCGGCTGATGGTCCACCTTCCCGACCAGACGTGGGTCTATCTCGTGGAGGCTTCGAAAGAGGCACAGGAGCCCGTCTGGTATCGCATCGCCACCAACGGAGCCTATCGCTGCCGCAACGCTGTTCCCGCCTACGGGATGAACATTGTCGGGGATATTGAGACGGGCACCATCGGCTTCCTCTCGCATACCGATCGCTTGCACTTCGGCGTCGATCCGGGATGGTCGTTCGATTGCGGCTTCCTCTATAACCAGGGTCTGGGAGCGATAGTCGATTCCGTCGAGCTTGTCGGCCTTCCGGGGCGCGGCGGCGACGGGGCCGTGTTTATGTCCATGACCGACGACGGAGAGACGTTCAGCTCCGAAAAGTCGGTCGTGAGGAAAGCCGCCGAGCGGACCAAACGCATCGCGTGGCGACCGCATCGGCGCATCAAGAATTACCTCGGATTGAGGTTTCGAGGGTTTGGGTCGGCATTACCCGGAATTGCCGCGTGCGAGGTCAAGGCTCGGCCTCTGAGCGTCTGATGCTCTCGCGCCAGCTCATCAACGAAGCCTTCTCAAACCCGCGTCTGCGGGCGGAAATGCTTGCGCTTGCCAAGCAACTGGAAACCACCACGGCGACAGCAGACACTGCGAACGCGACCGCAACATCCGCGCAATCGGCGGCGGATCAAGCGAATAGCGCTCAGGTTCAACCGCTCTCCGACCTCCTCACCGCGATTGCCGCGCTTCCTGCTGACCAAACCGGCATGATCGCGGTCGTCGGGACAGATCAGGTCGCGGTCTATCCGCTGGTCAACTTCATGCGCTTTCTTGGGAAAGGGCCAAGCACGTCGCGGCCTTCGGGATCGCCGGGGATTTACTTCGACACAACCTTGGCGGCAGGTGGAAAGCCGATCTTCACCACCGGCACGGGATACGTGGACTCGACCGGCGCTGCCGTCTGACGGCAATTGTGCAATCGCATGGCTGAAGGCGGATGGGCACAAGCTGGTCCATGCCGTTCATCGTCCTCCAAGCAAGCGGACCCAGCAAGGGATCGATTGTCGAGGGCGCTTATGATTTCTGCGGCCTAAGCGGCGACCAGTACGAACGCACACCCGAAGAACTGTCCAAGGGCCTTCGGTCGCTCAACAGCCTCATGGCGTCCCTCAAGACGTTCAAGGGCATCGATCTAGGCTACGATGTCCCGGCTTACGGCGACGGGCTTCTCGAAGAGCCCAGCGGCATTCCTGACGAAGCGAGCGAGGCGGTCAAGGCGCTTCTCGCTCAGCGTTTGGCTCCGACCATCGGCGGAACGCTGTCCGACGACTGCAAAGCCGTCCTCTCGCACGCGACAAACGATCTCCTCGCTTACTACGCTCCCGCTCCCGTTTCCCGAACACCGGCGACGAGGATGCGCACGCTCAACCGGCTGCGGCGCATTTTCCCGTGCCTGTGTCCGTCCACCACGACAACCCCGACGCCCGTACCCACGCCCGTTGTCACGCCGCCTCCAAGCACGGGTGGAACCACTCCACAACCTCCGGTCCTCGTCACCGCTCCCGCGATCACCGGCACGCCGACCAGTGGGCAAGTCCTCACTGTGGACAACGGCTCGTGGACCAACTCGCCAACGTCCTTCGCCTACGGATGGCTGCGCAACGGCTCGTTCATTCCTTCGGCCACTGCCAACACCTACACCCTCACCGATACCGACGTTGGAACGACCATCTCGTGCGTCGTTTCAGCAACCAACGCGGACGGCACGGCAACCGCCAATTCCAATTCGGTCGGGCCGATTGGCTCGCTCGCTCCCGTCAATACCGCGCTCCCCGTCATTTCGGGAACGACGCAGGACGGCTCGACGCTTTCGACGACGGACGGAAGCTGGACCAATTCCCCGACCAGCTTTGTCTATCAGTGGAACCGCAACGGTACGGCTATCGGTGGGGCCACTTCCAACACTTACGCATTGGTCACTGCTGACGTTGGCACGACGATTACCTGCACGGTTCAGGCCGTCAACGCTCATGGCGTAGGATCGGCGACCGCAACCGGTGTTGGGCCGGTTCTTCCCCAAGCTCCGTCGAATGTCGTTGCTCCAGTCATTTCGGGCACCGCGACACAGGGGCAGACGCTCACCGTCACAAACACGGGGACGTGGACCAACTCGCCGACCTCGTTTGCCTATCAGTGGAAGCGGAACGGAACCGCGATTACCGGGGCGAACAGCTCGACCTATCTGCTCGACACTCTGGACGTTGGCGACAACGTAACCTGCACCGTCTCCGCGACGAATGCCGGTGGAACGGGGACAGCGACTTCGAACGTGATTGGCCCGGTCATTGCTGCCGGGACTCTCTCCGCTCCGACGCTCGGCTTTCCGGTCCCACTTGCGGCCAATCCGACAAGCGTCACCATCAAGATTCCTGCCGATTATCAGGCGGGCAACGACGCCATCAAACTCCGCGTCTCGCCGAACCAGAACATGGGTGGCGCGACCATTCTGCGCTACCCGGCGACGGCGGGCACATACCTTTCCGATGCCGACGTGGCATCTGGTACGATCAGCATCGGACTGTCCGGCCTCACGCTGAGCGGCATCGAATATCTGGATTCGTTCGGCGAACATCTCGGGCTCGATAGCCAATTCATTTCAAACCAGGTGGCGTGGGGTGACACTACGCCGCCCGTCATCACCAACACGGCAGTTCCTGGCTCGCCGGGACAGATCATCGAAACCACGAAGCTGTGGCGACCGCTCACCTACACGGACGTTGGCGGCAGCGGCGTTCCCCCCGTACTCAGCGACGGCACTCTGTCGGGCTGGGGCATCCAGGGTGGGCCCGATCAGCTTCAAGTCGAGATTGCGGTTGTGGGCGGCGTCCCTGGCTATCGCTGGATTGGAGACGGCACGCAGCTCATCACTAGCCCGCTCGATCAGGGTTCGGATAACCTCTACGATTTCACCGTCTTTGCGATTGACCGTAGCGGCAACAAGGTCACGAAGGCGCTGCAAGAGCAGGTCGTTCAGGCCGACACGTCCCCGACCGCGTTCAGCTTCACCGACGCCAGCGGCGTCACCGCCGGTTCGACCAATACCTCGAACACGATCACGATTGCTGGGCTCGGCTCTGGAATCGCCGCACCCGCAACGGTTACTGGCGGCCTATACTCGAAGAACGGCGGTTCGTTCGTCGCTGCGGGTTCGTTCACGCTCGTCAACGGCGACACGATTGCGCTTCAGGGCACGGCTTCATCCACTGCGGGCGGTGTCGTCAATATCACCCTGTCTGTTGGTGAAGCGTCTCCGGGATCGGGGCTGGTTTCCGACACCTACACGATCACTACGATTGGCGTTTCGAACCAGCTCGACACCACGATCAACAACGTATCGAGCGGCGGCACATATACCTATTCCAACGTCAACAAGACCGCGAAGAATACAAACGGCGTTGCCAACAAGCTGGCGCTGTCTGTCACCAGCTACTCGACCGGCAAGAGATACTTCGAGGCGACAATTGACGCTAGCAGCTCAGGCTGTGCGGTCGGCGTCGGCGATGCGAGTGCCAATACAGCCAATTTCACAGGCGCAGACGCCCATAGCGCTGGATACCTTGGCGCTGGGACCGAATGGTACAATAATGCCATTCAGAGCGCGAGCTTTGCGACCTACACGACAGGCGACCGGATCGCTGTCGCGCTCGATGTCGACAACAAGAGAGTCTGGTTCGGAAAGTTCGTGTCCGGCTCTCCCGTTTGGCAGGGAACCGGTGCCAATCCATCCACTGGCGCAGGCGGCCTAAGTCTTAGCAACGCCTCCACCGGCACGACTTTCCGCGCGCTGATCGCGCCTAATGCGATCAACAACCAGATCACGCTGTGCGCGTCGGCAGCCGACCAACTCGCATCCCCGCCAACCGGCTTCTCGACATGGGCCTGACATGAGGAAAACGACGGGCATCCCCGCCGGGGGAATGACATTCAAGAAGATCGGGCTTGGGGGCGGCGGCCAGGCGACCGATGTCAAGTGCTATCCGGACGGCACAAAGACGATTGTCGGCGACGTTCACGGCGCGTCGATCATGCCTGCCGGGAAGCAGCTTTACGAAGACCTCGTAACCACGGCCAGCCTGCCGAATACGTTCTACGGGCCGACCTTAATCAACAACGTCACCTTCACGGGCGTCGGCACCAACTTTGGAATGCCGGTCTATTCGGTCGCGTGCGCACCCAGCAACACCAATGTGTGCTACATGTGCGTCAACGGTTACCTGGTCAAATCGACCAACGCGCTGAGCAGTTCGCGGACGTTCACGCAGCTCAGCGGCGGACCTTATTACTCACCTCCGGCGGGATGGGGCTCGAACCTCCGCTGGATGCAAAACCGTATGGCCGTCCATCCGACGAACCCGAATGTGATGATGTTCGGGCCGATGGAAGACAAGGTCATCTACACGCTCGATGGCTCGACGCCCCACACGATCACGATTGCGCTCAATAGCTTCACCGGCTCGATCTCGGGCGGGACGCTGACCGTCTCCGCTTTCACCTCCGGAACGCCGCTCGCGGTCGGCCAGATGATCGGCTGGGCG